TATTTAATACCTGCATTTTTTATAATGCGGGCTAAATAAAACAAGTAATCCACTAAGGAGATTGACAAATGGCCACATTAGGTTCACCAGGCGTACAAGTAAGCGTTATCGACGAGAGTTTTTATACTCCAGCCGCACCATCAAGTACACCGATTATATTCGTTGCAACAGCACAAGATAAAGAAAATGCTTCTGGTACAGGAACAGCACAAGGAACGATTGCTGCCAATACTGGAAAAGTTTGGTTAATAACAAGTCAGAGAGACTTAACCGATACATTCGGTACACCGTTATTTTATACCGATACAAATGGTAATCCACTTCATGGTAATGAACTAAACGAGTACGGTTTACAAGCCGCTTATAGTTTGCTAGGTGCAAGCTCGAGTGCATATGTAGTTCGTGCAGATGTTGATCTAGGTTCATTAAAAGGAAGCACAAGTGTTCCAACTGGGGCACCTATGTCTGGTACTTATTGGATAGATACAAAATCTAGTTTATTCGGTATTAACGAATGGAATAGCGGAACAAATACATTTACAGTTAAGACTCCATTAATTATCGATGATAGCAATTCTGCTACAGAGTTAATGGATGGTGTGCCAGTTGACTCATTTGGTCAGCAAGGCGATTATGCTGTAGTTGTTACTTCAGATAACTTCACTAACTATCCAAATGCAGTATGGTATAAAACAACTGCATCTTCAAACGCTTGGACCGAAGTTGGTCAAACATTTGACGGTGGTAAACAAGTAGTTGTTTCTCCTCACACACAATATCCAGATTTTACATCTGCTGGAACTACAGCAACAACTGGTAGTGTTTGGATCAAAACAACAAGTCCCGGTTACGGTTCGAACTGGGTTGTAAAATATTATAATGGTTCTACACAGACCTGGGGAACAGTAAGTGCTCCTTTATATAATAGTACAGTACAAGCTATATCAAAATTAGATTCAGTAGGTGGTGGTAAAAACATTGCTACAGGTACTATTTTTGTAGAAACAGATCCTGATCATTATGGTATCAACGAAGATACTCCTGTTGCAGAATTCCGTGTATGGCGCAGAAATGCAACAAGTCCTACAACAATTACAAGTGCGGCTTCTACAAACTATACATCTGGTACAACTTCATTTACAATTAGAGAAACACTAGCCGAATCATCTAGCTGGAGTGACTCTATGTCAATTAGCTGGCAAGGTACAACATCAACTTATGTTGGTCAATTGTTGGCCCAGGCTGTTAATACATCGGGTTTAATCAATGTAACTGCTTCATTTAATGCAGTAACTAATCGTGTAACATTAACACACGCATTAGGTGGTGATATTGAAATTACAGACTTTGATAACACTCCTTTAAGTAGTGCAGGATTTACTGCTTACGATATGTCTTCTAAGACTGGTACAGCAAACTTATACAATGCACCTGCATCAGATGGTTACGGGTTTATTGCTACAAACTGGAAACCATTAGTGTACGAAGCATTGCCAACAACTCCATATACATTACCAGCCAATGATACATTATGGTATGATACAAATTTAAGCAGTGTAGACATTATGTATCACAATGGTTCACAATGGACTGGGTATTTAAATGCTTTCCCTGACACAGATCCTAATGGTCCTATTGTTGGTGCAACTGCACCTATGACACAAAGTGATGGCACAGACTTAATGGATGGCGATATTTGGGTTAGTACAGCTGATATAGATCGTTATGGTAAAGATGTTTACATATGGAATGGTTCTACATTAACCTGGGATCTACAAGATGTTGAAGATCATACAAGTCCTACAGGATGGGTATTTGCAGATGCTCGTTGGAGCTCAGCAGGCGCAGACAGTATGGAAACAGTAACTCCTATTGCTGATCTATTGGTTAGCAATTATGTAGACCCAGATGTTGTTGATCCAGCATTGTATCCAAGAGGTACACGCTTATGGAATTTACGTCGCTCTGGATTTAACATTAAGAAATATGTAGCAGGTTATATCAATATTCTTGCTAATAATGGCGAAAATATTATGTATGAAAATGATCCAATGTCTGGTTATAATACAGATCGTTGGGTAACAGTAAGTCCTAATGATAATAACAATGTTGGTACATTTGGTCGTTTAGCACAACGTGGTTATATTGTATCTCGTATGAAAGCAACAATTGATACCAATACAGATATCCGTGATACTGATACATTAGTTTATAATCTAATAGCAACACCTGGTTACACGGAAACCATTGCTAATATGGTTGCTTTGAATACAGACAGAGGTCAAACAGCATTTGTTGTAGGTGATACTCCGTTTAGATTAGCACCAACTGCAACAACATTGTACAACTGGGGTAAGAATACTGCCAATGCGCTTGATAACGGTGAAGATGGTGCAGTAACTTATGACAATTATATGTCTATGTTCTACCCAAGTGGTTATACAACTGACAACAAAGGAAATAACATTGTTGTTCCTCCAAGTCATATGATGCTACGCACAATTGTAAACAGTGATGCTAAATCATATCAATGGTTTGCTCCAGCTGGTACACGTCGTGGTACTGTTGATAATGCAACTTCGGTAGGTTATATTGATAGCACAGGATCATTTAAAACTACAGCAATTTATGAAGGATTGAGAGATACTTTACACAGCGTAGAAATTAATCCTATTGCTACAATTCCTGGAGTTGGCATTGTTAACTTTGGTCAATACACTCGTTCTAATGGAGCATCTGCATTAGATCGTATTAATGTTGCACGTTTAATTGCGTACTTACGTAGACAGTTAGGTATATTATCTAAACCATTCTTGTTTGAACCAAATGACGCACAAACACGTAGAGAAATTAAAGCCGCTGCCGAAAGCCTATTGATTGAATTAGTAGGTCAACGAGCTCTTTACGACTTTATTGTTGTATGTGATACAAGTAATAATACTCCAGCTAGAATAGACCGTTCAGAGCTATGGTTAGACATTGCTATTGAACCAGTTAAAGCAGTTGAATTCATTTATATTCCATTGCGTATACTTAACACCGGTGCTATTGCAAGTGGAAACTTAGGTGCTGGTTTTCCTGGAACTAACGCCTAATAAATAAAGAACAAGGAGCATTTAAATGCCAATTTCAAATTTAAGTAGATTTACAGTACCGCTTTCGACAGATCAGAGTTCTAATACTCAAGGTTTGTTGATGCCAAAACTAAGATATCGTTTCCGCGTTACCTTAGACGGATTTGGCATAGCTGGTACACCTGCAACAGAACTTACTAAACAGGTTATGAACGTAACTCGTCCTGTAATTAGTTTTGATGAAATCAAGTTAGCTGTTTACAATAGTACAGTAAAACTTGCAGGAAAACATAGTTTTACAGATGCAACACTTACATTACGTGATGATGTGACTAATGCAGTAACACGTAAAGTTGGTGAACAGATGCAGAAACAATTTGACTTCTTTGAGCAGTCAGGTGCCGCATCTGGTATTGATTATAAGTTCCTAATGCGTGTTGAAATATTAGACGGGGGCAACGGAGCGTATGAGCCAGTTGTATTAGAAGCGTTTGAATATCACGGATGTTGGATTAAACAAGCAACATACCAAGGTGGTGATTATAGTAACGCAACAGATCCAATGGACATTTCTCTATCAATCTGTTACGACAATGCACTACAAGTGGATTCTTCAGGAAATGCAGTTGGAATCGGCGAAACAGTTGGTCGTACAGTACGTACATTAGCTATCGGCGGTTAAACAATTACGCTCTACTAAGCCTGGCTTAAACCCCAGGCTTTTTTATTGGCTAAATATTATTATGAGTAATGCATTCACAAATTTTTTAGGTAGTGCGGCAAGTGGAATACTTGGCGATTCTGGCGGCAATGCCAGTATGAAAGACTACCAACACGCCGACAGACTTTATGTTCGTAATAATTATGCACGAACACCTAAGGTTAATTTTCTATACTTTGTTAATTTTAATATCAATCCATCCGCAGTAATTGATAAAAGTTGGCTAGAAAAAGGAAGGAAAGATGTTGGATTATTAGTTAAAAGAATAGAGCTTCCTAAATTTAGTACA